ATTGAGGGTCGTCAATAAATGCTGTAAGCATGTCGTTCCACTCTTCCATTTTACGTTGTTTTACCGTTTCTTGGGCAGAGATACCCATAGCATCGGTAAAGTACTTAACGCCTTGTGCAAGAGAGTCAAGACGGTCGTCGTGTTTAATAGCAAACTTTTCACGACACATGCGACTCATTTGGTAAAAGAGCATGTACAGCAGTCGTTTCTCCGGTGGGTCATCTTTGTTACTGTTGTAGTCCCACTCAACAACACCACGATCAATAATGAGTCGGTGTTGGTTCATGATGGGTTCAAGAGCATCAATGATGCGTTCTTCTTTACGGACGTTAGCTCTTACTTCTTCAATACCGATATTCTGTTTAGTTTGCTGGAGATGTTTACGGAATAGTTCGGAGACGATACCGTCACCAAAGTTTGTCTCAATAACAAGGTTGGTAACGTTGTACTTTTTACAACCCCTGAGAATGTCTAACAAAGTGTTGTCGGAGTAACCATCCCGGTAAGAACGGATCTCATGAACGTACAAGAAACCGTTGCGTTGACTTATGTAGGTGGCAGCTGTTTCGTCAGTGCCTCTACCTGACGGGTCCACGCTGCAGATTGTCTCAGTGTACGGACCCCACTCTCCTTGAAGCTGCATCGGGGAGTAGAAATAATCACCCGGTAGGCCAACCGTAGGCAGATCCTTGAGCACATTACGAGGATCACTGCACCACACAACAGAATCCGGCGCTTGAGTCGGGTTAACGGAGGTAACGATAAGGTCTTGGAACTTAAGTGGGAACTTTTCTGCATCACTAAGACTCGTATCAAGCATAAACTGGAGCATGAAGTTGCTCCTACCCATTGCTGCTTCACGTTCAAGTAGATCTTCATCTTGGAAACGATCTGGATCTGTTACTGACCACGGTTCAGCACCGTTATCAATGTCTTCTTGAAGTTGAGGAGCAATTAATCCTTCGTAGTTTGACAGTTTACGAGGTACTCTTGCAGGCCAAACAAACGGTCGATAGTTACGTTCGGCTAGTTTACGGTAAATGGTAAAAGTAGTCTGAGGTGTACCAAGGTACATAATGCGGGAATCACTTTTAGGAGTAAGAATTGATTCGGCTTCTGTACACAGTTGCAGGAGTTTTTCTCGCATCATTTCAGTCATTGAGTTACCAGGAACTTCAATGTCATCAAGAATCATCAAATCAGCACGAGAACCAGTCAACTGACCGGTAATACCAACGGATTTAACGGATGGTGCTTGGTGTGGACTGCAGTTAACATCAAAACTAATACGAGACCACCGGGCATCATCTGACTTCGGTCTAAGATGTACTAGCCACGGTGTCTCAATGATCAATTTCTGTAGGAAGATTGACATGTTATCTGCCCGTTCCTTTGAAGCGGAGATAATCATGATCTTCTTTTCGGGATTATTAAAAAGTGTCCAAAGAACAAAGGCACCAGTAATCCACGATTTACCTACACCACGAAACGCTTGGATCTGTAAACGCTTTGGACCGTGCTGTAGATAGTCAGCAATAGCGTATTGAGCACGTGTCGGTGAAGGTAGATCGAGTTGTCCCCAAAGGGCTTGTAGAAATAGCTTAAAATCCTGTTGAAGGGACTCTAACACGGAGTCCCCTCTAGCAGCGTCTGTACGGCGTTTTACGGGCATAGATGGTAGATTGTACCTAAAGGTGGTTTAAGGGGTGTTGTAGGGGCTTGTAGGTGCCTCTCAGCGTGTATAAGGCAATTTGCCAAATCGAATGGAAGCTCCAATGTATTGAAGTTCGTTTAAAGCACGCCTACCAATATCTGTTTGTGGATCTGCTTTTAAACCGGGTACAACAGTAGCTGCTTTATTAACAGCTTTTTCTACAAAAGACCCAGGTTTACCTTGTTCAAACAATGCTGCTCCGGTTGCAACAGCAGCTGCAGGCGTAGCTACACGTGCTACAGCGGGTGCAGCCTTTAAAGCAGAGCCAACAATGTTGCCAACAGCAGCACTTGTTGCCAGTCGTGTACCAGCAGTTTTAACATCTCCTTTAAGGACTGCTTCTTGCGTTGTTTTATCTGTCAAAACATCAAGGCCCGCACCCAAAGCAGACATACGTTTGTTTTGCATTAACGACTTGTACGCTTGCGTACCAAGACCTGCGTTAAATTCTATTGTTCCAGGTGTTCTAGAAGTAAGTCCTGGTAAGTTTTTAATTGCTTCAGTAAATGCTTTCTTAGGCTCAGCACCTAAAGCAATATCTAACCCAGGAAGTGTAGAAGGATCAACCAAAGAGTCAAAATACTGGCGAGGAATAACCCTTAGTTCTCCAGTAATTTCATTAACCGTAGGAACAAACGGTCTACCGGCTTGGGTATTGTACTTTTCAAACTCAGTTTTTTGAGCTTCAAAGAATGGATCACTTTTGCTGAGGTTATCCGGATCACCAGGAGGTTTATCGGTGGTTTGCCAATAAGGATCACTAAGCTGAACATTATGTTCAAAGATAGGTTTAGCACCACCTGTACCGTATTGAACCAAAGTGCTTTGAGCTTCTTTAGCAATCTCAGCTTTAAGCGCTTTTCTTTGTGCTTCAGCAGCCTCTGTCGTGGTTACATCTCGTTTGGTTCTGAGTTCATCTGCCTTACCACGGTGTTGCTGACGTGCAGAACGATCTTTGCGTTTGACATTACCTTTGTCAAATTCAATTTTAAATTCCTCAGGACCAAACTCTTTTGGATAACCCCAATCTCTAATCATTTGGGCAGCACCGTATTGCCCTTTGACGTATTCTGCGTTAGCCTTTTTTTGCCAGTCAGCCCATGAAAGACGTTTGTCAGCCATAAAGAAAAAAAGCCGCCCCGGCTTGGAGCGGCACTATCGTTTAATAAGGAAGATGCTTATTTAAGGTTCTTACGCTTCTTTTTATTGTACTCTTCGGTTTTAGCGGTAACCTTAGAGGTGTCCATTTCTTTACCTTCCATCTTGGTAGACGGAGTGTAAACATCCATGGTCTTATCAAACTTGCTGCCAATCTTCATGGCTTTGTTAGCTTGAACAGCAGCACGGTGCTCTTCCAACGTACGATACCGGCCTACAGACAGCCCTTTGGTATCGGAAGGATCACGATAGGTGGATGCAGTTGAAGCAGGTGCCTTAGGCTTTTCAGCAGGCTTAGCAGCGGGAGCTTTAGTAGCAGTGGTAGGCTGTTGAGCTGCACGCATAGCCGGTTTAGCCGGTTGCTTTTCAGCAGGAGTTGGCCGACGAAACTCAGGATCAGACTTACCTGCTTCTACTTTAGGAGTACGTGCTTCATCAGCAGTAAGCTGTTTGCTTTTAACGGGGTTCTTAACACGAACACGTTGAGGTGCACCCCCAATGGTTTCCCCTTTAGATGCTGCCCCTTGAGCACCGGTTTGTTGGCCTTTTTGACCAGGCTTGGCACGCATAGAAGCGGCATAAGCCTCTTCACGTTGTTTCTGCAGCATACGCTGCCGTTTACGTTGAGCTTCGTTTAAAGCTGGCATAATTAGTTAATGTGTGAAAGGATTAGATTCTCTCTTGGCGTTATACCGAATGTGCTTCTCATCCATTGTAGCCAGTTGCTACTACCTTTTGCCTGATTACACTCCCAACAGCTGGGTACAAGATTTGATGTAAGGTCTTCCCCACCAAGACAGCGAGGACGTACGTGGTCAAGTGTAAGTTCATGTAATTCATAAGTTTCTCCACAATAAACGCATTGACAGTTGAAGTGTTCCTTAATGGCTCTTCTCCAGAGCCGTTTTGCTTCTGGACTGGTCATGGTTATTAGGTTTTGGAGGTAGTGATCAGGCGTAGGTAGTAACGGGGTCATGCGTACTTTTGATTAGTACGTGGTCTACGTCGGTTAGTAGCGGGCTTTTCCAGCTTCCCTTTATCAGGTCCGGTATGAGATGCATCCATCCCATCACCATTACCATATGTGCCAAGTTTTCTATTTAGTTTGTTAGCAGCAGTACGGATCTTTAAACCGTTGTTGGTTTTGTTGTACTTTGATTGCTGCTTTTGTCGGCGCTGTCGTGCCTTCGGGTTCTGTTTGTAGTACTCAGATGTGCTTTGAGCCATAGAGCCTCCGTTGCACCATTTCAGGATCTACTTTAGGCATCACAGACGCCAGTTTATCAAGGGGATTGCCGTCATAAGCAACCCCACTGATGTCGTTTTTAGCTAGCCAATCACACGCGGCTTTAAGGTCTTGTGTACTGGCTTCACCGGATTTAATGCGTTGGAGGAACTCAGTTGTTACGAGGTTATGAAGCTCGTTAAACATGTCCTCCGAGGCTTTCTTTTTATTAGCCATGACGCAGTGCAATTTGATCTAGTTTGTTTTCGATCCTGATCATGTGATCTTCCATTTTTTGAAGAGCAGCAGTCAGTTCTTGACGTGGGACGTATTTTTCCGCAATGCGAAGTTCAAGGCCATCAATGCGCTTATCAATCACATCCATACGTGCGGATGAACGGCCGTTGAGAGCAGCAACTCCTCCTCCAACGCCAATAATGAGAGAGAAAACTCCTGTAATGATTGCTTCAATCATTCTGCTCCATTAAACGGATAAGTTTTTGGGCATAAACAGGATCGGTGGCGTATCCTTCACGCTTTAGCAGATATGCACAGTCTTCACGGGTGGCTGCACGGTTAACACCTTTGTAGCCTTTGTAATCTTTGTACCACTGGGTAACCAGATGGTTGACGCAATCGTAGGGAGTAGCAAAGTCTTGAAAGGATGCTTTGATCGTGACTGGACCGTTGCCATAATCTTCCCAGGTGGTCTTAACCGTGCCTGGACCTTTGATACCAAAGAAGTTGTTCTTACCGCTCAGGGCGGTGCCATACGCAGACTCAAGTGCCCATTGGGCTGCCACAACTTCAGGAAACTTGGCACCAGCTGCAGCAGCAGCAGCTTCGATGCCATCCCATGTATTAGTGAATTGCTGCTTGGGAGGTTCAGCGGGAGGAAGCC